ACTTACTCAAAACCAGCAGGAGCATCTTATCCAGAGACTAAGATTACTCCTCGGCGCAAGTCTTCTCTTCTTCACGAGGATGAGACACAAGCGCGAACTCTCATGGAGTCTGTTCCCGATTTTGACGAGGTATTTGCCGATGCCCGTCGCTCCACTAATCAGGTAACAGATATCCTTGATCGCTTCCTCAACACTGTTGATGAGGCAGTTTCTAACCAGCCAGCAGCGTCTACTGCTGGAACGGTTTCAGATGTCGATAAGGCGTTCTCTGAGCTACTTGGTAGCTAACTCCTTGGGGGGGCTTGCCCCCCTTTTTTTATTTTGTTACGAAAGGAAGGGATAAAATTGCTGGTAAGAGCGATTCACTGCGAAGAGTGTAATACAACTGTTTATTCAAGAGCATCAGAAGATTTAAGAGAATGTGGATGTGGACGCGTAAGAGTTTACGGCGGATTTTTAAGCCACTTTAAATATGATATAATAGGCAAAAAAACAAAGTTTAAAAAACTAAAAATGGAAATCAAAGCAACACCTGATGATCTGTATGATGATTATGAAAATATGGAGGACAGGTTTGGCTTGATAAATAAAAACACAGACAAAGAAAAAACACAATCAACGTATATTTTTTAGGAGATAATCGTGAAAAAATGGATAAAAGGAGAAGAAGGTTTTGATAGAGCCTTAGAAAAAATAGCTGAGAGGTATAAAGGATTGGGAGGTGGCCCAACGAGTGAATCCTCAGTACATGCGTCGAAACAAGACATAAAAGAAGGCTTCGCTTGGTTTTGGTCTGATAATAGTGATGTATCTAATCTTATTCAACGATCTCGGGATTATATTTTAGAGGTCAGAGATTTTGGTGACAATATTTCATTTAAATTAGATAAGAGTGGGTATCGTGGCCCAATATACGCATTTAGACCTGACAGATTACTAAATGAAAACTTAGAAGAGGAGGAAAATGAGATTGGCTAAAAAGAAATCCGCTGGTCGTCTATCGATGGACCAGATGAGAAAATTAATAAATAAAAAAGCAGGACAAGAAGTTTCTGTTGATTTGGCAGACCCAAATAATCCAACAACGGTAAAGCAGTGGATTCCAACCGGTTCTCGATGGCTTGACAGTATTATCTGTCGTGGAAAGTTAGCTGGTATACCAGTGGGCAAAGTCACAGAGATTGCTGGATTAGAAGCTAGCGGTAAGTCTTATATGGCCGCACAGATAGCAGGCAACGCTCAGAAAATGGGTATTGATGTTGTCTACTTTGATTCAGAGTCATCGTTGGACTTTAATTTCTTAGAGAAAGCTGGGTGTGACCCAACTAAGATTCTTTATGTTCAGGCAACCTCAGTAGAATTTGTCTTGGAGACGATTGAAGAACTGCTTTCTTCTACAGATAGTCAATTTCTTTTTATCTGGGATAGTTTGGCTTTAACTCCATCTATTTCAGATGTAGAGGGTGACTTTAACCCACAGTCAACAATGGCTGTAAAAGCTCGTATTCTATCAAAAGGAATGTCAAAATTAACTGTGCCTATAGCAAACAGCCAGTCAACATTCTTAGTATTGAATCAGCTGAAGGCAAACATTACTCGCTCACCGTCTGAGGCTCTTACAACGCCTTACATGACACCGGGTGGTAAAGCAATGATTTATGCCTATTCTCTTCGTGTTTGGCTTACCAGACCAAAGGCAAAAGCATCTTTTGTAACTGACGACAAGGGTTATCGCATTGGTAATACCGTAAAGGTAAAACTAGAAAAGTCTCGCTTTGGCTCCCAGGGGCGCCAATGTAAGTTCCAAATACTTTGGGGTGATAGTGTTGGTGTTGCTGACGAAGAAAGTTGGTTTGATGCCATCCAAGGCTCAGAGCATCTAGATCGCGCTGGGGCATGGTATGAACTTAAGTTTGAAGATGGCACAAGCGAAAAGTTCCAATCTGCACGTTGGATTGACAAACTTCAAGATGACAAGTTTAAAGCACGCGTACTTGAGATAATGGATGAAGAGGTGGTTCGCAAGTTTGACAAACGAACTGGTGATGCCACTGAATTCTATGAAGAAAGTGCTTGACAAAAATAAATATTTTTATTAGTATCGATATATAACAAACCAGAGGAGTCTTTATGAATTTTACAACACCAGAACAAGAGTACCTATATTTATATAAACGAATGGCACAGCTTTGCAAGGAACAAAGCTGGGGTGATCCGTTTAGTTATGCTCGATCAAAAGAGATTTACGCAGCTATAAAATTAGGTCATACTGTGGCACCAACCCTTTCTGGTGCTGATGGTTACGATTCTAATGGCAATCCACTAGAATACAAATCCACTATTGCTAAGTATTGTAAAGGCTCCTATACTGGTATTTCAGTTCAGCCAACTTGGGAGCTACAAGATAAATACCATCGAGAAGATAAGATTTTACCTTACCATCAACATTATTATAATAGGTTTGAAAATGGTGAGTTAGCAGAGTCTTGGATGATCCCTGGTAAAAAAGTTTATGATATTCTCACACCCAAGCTACGTAAAAAATATCCAAGTGTTCTTAAGAAAAAAGACCCCCGCTTGAGTGCAAATATCACCTGCCGTGAAATAAAAAAACACGGTACAAAAATAATTTAATTTTCTACTTGACTTAAATTTTAATTTAGGTTATAGTAGAATTGTACTTGAGAGGTTGACATACTAACCTCTCCTTAACTGCTCCAAAACTGGAGCAAAGGAAGTTTTAATTATGAAACTAAGTAAATTAGCTTCACATTTGCGTGAAGATCCAATGTGGGAAGATAACCACGTCAAACAATATCACACCTCAGTATTGACTATCGCAGATGATAGTGGCCAAGTTCGTGCCGCCGGAATCGTAGCTAGTCATGTAGAAGATTTAGCTGAAGACCTACTTCAGCGAGGTCAACTTTGCCCGATCACAATTGATCAAAACAACGTCATTGTTGAGGGCAATCATCGTTATAAAGCAGTAGAAACACTGGCTAGCCGGTATCCTAACAACCCGAGATGGGGAATGATTAAGGCTTATAAGAAAACGTTCAAGGATGAATCTGAACGTCGTGATTATCAGCTAGAATGCAACGCTCATCCTCCAGCAAAAGCTAGCACAAATGATGATTACGCTCAAAGTGTTAATACAGATTTAAAGCAAGGAAACATCAAGGATATCGATTGGAAATCTTTTAATGATGATTCTGATAACTTTGAAAAGCTAGTTGATTATATCTGCAAAACTTATGGCCATCTTGGTGTTCCAAGAAACTCGGCTAAGGCAATTGCAAGAATTGCTGTCTCCGAGGCTCCGAATAGCAAGCTTAAGAACTATACCAAAAACGAGGTGATTCGAGGGTTTGACTCGCTAAATAATATTGGCTGGTCAGGTAAAAAATCTGGTGATGAGTCTAATGATTTGGTGGTTTACGCTACGGGGAATAAGTCTCACGTTTTCCCAAACCTAACTGGTAATTCTTTTAAGAAAAAGACAAATAATGACCAGTTGCAGATAGCATCCATTATTTGGCAGAGCAACACTTTTGGAGTTCAAGGTAAAGATTTAGATACATATCGTGAAGATATGGTCAAAAGCATCAATGTAGCTAACAAGTCTGAGTTACTAAAATGTAGCTCTAAGTTGGTTGATGAGCTATATATTGCTCCACAAAAGCTTCGTAAGGGAAAAGAAGATCCTAAAAAGTTTTTTCGAGTAAAGAAGAAGTCCAATGGTATGTTCGATGTTAGTTCTATTCCTAAAAATGGTTGGTAGAATTTTATAATAACCTAAGAGGGGCTTCGGTCCCTCTTTTTATTTGATTAAAAAATATTCATGATATGTCTAAAAAAATAATTTTACTATTAAAAGATGGTCTATCTTGCCTAGAAAGCATTCCAGATAATTCTGTTAATCTAGTATTAACTGACCCACCCTACATCACTTCTAGGGAAACTGGGATGGATAAATGGGTGGACCACATCAACAAACAAGACACAGAAGACTCTGAAAATGTTAAGACAGAGGAAGATTGGCTGTCGTACAAAACAGCTGATCAGTGGTCAGCTTGGATGCACAATGGTGGTGTTCCTGAAGAAAAAAGAGAAAAAAAGCTCAAAAAATTAAAAGATAACTTTTTAAAATACGGAAGCATTTATGGCAAAAAGTATGCTGTAAGAACCGATTATGGCTCTTGGGATTCTGAATTTACGATGGAAAAGTTAAATTTATTTATTCAGCATTTTTATCGTGTTCTTCGTCCAGGTGGCACATGCATTATCTTCTTTGACATTTGGAAACTATCTTACCTTAAAGAACAGCTTGAAGACGCTAAATTTAAGCAGCTAAGGTTTCTTGAGTGGATTAAAACAAACCCGCAGCCTCTTAATAGTAGTAGAAACTATCTTACTAACTGTAGAGAAATTGCACTACTTGGCGTTAAAAAGGGTAGTCCAACATTTAATGGTAGTTATGACAATGCCATTTATGAATTCCCGATTCAAGGGGGCAAAGATAGATTCCATCCAACACAAAAAAGCCTTCCTTTGTTTGAAGAGCTTATTAAAAAGCACTCGAACGAGGGCGATCTGGTTTTGGATTGTTTTTCAGGCTCCGGCACAACTGCAGTCGCAGCAGTGAACTTGGATAGAAACTTTATTGGATGTGAAGTTAGCGAAGAGTATTTTAAAAAATCCATAGCTAGATTAGAAAACACATTTCAGAAAAAGGCTAAGGTATGAGTGAGCGAGTAATAATTATAGATGGGCTAAATATGTTCCTACGAAGTTACATTGTAGTCCCACAACTTTCGAAAGAAGGTCAGCCCATTGGTGGAACAACTGGCTTTCTTAAGTCTCTTCAAAAGCTTTGCCGAGAAATGAAACCAACCCAAGTTGTTGTTTGCTGGGATGGTCGCGGAGGCAGCAGAAAGCGTAAGCAACAGAATAAAAATTATAAAGAAGGTAGAGCGCCTATTCGCCTCAACCGTAATTTTAAAGTTTTAACAGAAGAGCAAGAAAAAGAAAATAAAATCTGGCAGCAAGAAAGAATCTGTGAGTATTTAAATAACTTTCCAGTTATGCAGTTCATCGCAGATGAAGTCGAAGCAGACGATATTATATCTTATATGTGTCGATACAGTAGCTTACGAGATAGCCAAAAGATTATAGTTTCAAGTGATAAAGACTTTTATCAACTGCTTGATCAAAAGACTATTTTATATCGTCCCGTGCAGAAAAAGCTTCTAACACAAAATAGTATAATAGACGAGCATGGTATTCATCCAAATAACTTTGCGTTAGCGCGCGCAATAGTTGGAGATAAATCTGATAACCTAGATGGAGTTCCTGGTATTGGACTAAAGACGGTTGCAAAACGCTTTCCCTTCTTTGAAAGAGAGGAAGATGTTTATATCAATGATTTGATAGAGTTCTGTGAAAATCAAGAAAGTAACGCGAAGGCGTTCATTTCCATAAAGCAGAACAAACCACTTATTCAGTCTAATTATAACCTGATGCAACTGTATAGTCCTAGTCTTTCGACGCAGACTAAACAAAGCATTGAATGGATTATTGACAACTTCGAGCATACCTTCAATAAAACTCAAACATACAAAATGATGTTAGAGGATGGGATCAATGAGATCAATTGGAATGCTATGTTCGAAAGTTTCGCAAGAATCCAAAGGGATAAAAAGGAACTTAATAAATGAAGAAATTAAAACCAATTTTTATTGAAAATAGCAAACTACCTGTTTGGCTTTCAAAGATTGCCCCTATTGATGTATGGGCCTTCTCTGCGGGGCCTTTTGTTGTTTGTCGTGGAGAGTTGAGTGAAAAAACAAGAACTCATGAGACTATTCATTTTGTTCAGCAATTAGAGATGTTGTTTGCCCTTCAGTGGATTTTGTATGGTTTATTTTATGTTATTGGTCGTTTCACAAAGGGAAGTTGGAAAGCGGCGTATTATGGAAACCCATTTGAGGTGGAAGCATACGCAAATGACCTAGACCCAGATTATCTGGAAGAAAGAAAATTTTGGGCTTGGACAAGCTATGTAAAAAGTTTGTTTAGTCGACAAAGCTAAAAGCAATATAATTACCTATAGGGGGCGTGATCATTTCTGCACCCCTTATAGGAGTTATACTATTGAAAAAAATAATTATTATCACGTTATTAACCTTATCTTTTGCTGTTACAGCAGCGCCACCAAAAAAGTCAAAATTCTATGATTTCGGAGATCAAATGATCGATGGTGAAATTAAAAAGCCAACAGGCCAATACGTCAATTCTAGGCAAAGAGCAAGGTTTGATAGATTGTTGAATTTAAAGAAATCTTTCTTGCCTAAAATGTTTCTCACTTCAAAAGAAAAAATATTTAAATAATTTAGACTTGACATTGCTTTTTAGTTAAGTTAAATTATAGTTACTGTATAATACAGGAGGCAGTGGTGCGAAACTTTTTATACGGTTTAGGTTTATTGCTGTATATTTTGCTTACTTCTGCGTTTGTACAACCAATTGATTATAGTGAATCATCAAGCATTTCAGAGACTTCTGAGAAGTCAAAAAGTAAAAAGAAAAAGAAAAAAAGACGTAGACTAAGACGCTAAACTTTTTTACCCTATAACATTCACCACTTAGAAAATAGTTGATATTCAACTTGACTTTTTAAACCATAAAGGTTATATTTATATCCACAAGTCAGCGAGGAATTAATGGACAGTTTAGGAATTTTTGGAAAGAGTTTCCAAGAAAATATGTGTAAGCTTATGCTTTACGACAGGTCTTATTGTGACCAAATGCAAGAAGTGCTAGATGTAAAATACCTAGAGCTAAAGTATCTTCAAGTTTTTACTGACAAACTTTTTAATTATAAAAAAGAATATGGCATTCATCCAACAAATGACACCCTCAACTCAGTACTTAATACAGAACTAACAGATGAAAATGAAGTAATCCAAAAACAAGTAATGGATTATTTTGTTAAAGTTCAGGCGTTTCCCGAGATACAAGATACAGAATATATTGTATCAAAGTCGGTGGACTTTTGTAGAAAACAAGTTCTTAAAAAAGCCATGATGAAATCAGTGCCACTTCTGAACAAGTGTTCGTTTGAAGAAATAGAAAAACTAATATCTGATGCTCTACGTTTGGGTATAAGTAATGATCACGGTTATGATTATATCAAAGATTTCGAAGCGCGATTCATTGAAAGAGCCCGTAACCCAGTCTCAACTGGATGGGAAAAGATAGATAAAATCACTAAAGGCGGTCTGGGCCAAGGCGAACTTGTGGTGGTTGTTGCTCCAACAGGTGCGGGTAAATCTCACGTTCTCGTACATCTTGGTGCTCAAGCACTAAAGCAAGGTAAAAACGTTGTTCATTTTACGTTAGAATTGGCAGACACGGCAGTTGCTCAACGATATGATGCCTGTCTTACTGGTTTCCAACTTGACGACCTTATAAATCAAAAAGAAGCAGTTTATGAGGAAATTAAGGAAATAGACGGTCAACTTATTGTAAAAGAATATCCAACAAAATCTGTATCTCCCGTCACTCTTAAAAATCATTTAGAGAAGATTAGACAAACAGAGATGGAGATTGATATGATTATTGTTGATTACGGTGATTTGCTAAAAAGTTCAACAGTTCGTAGAAATTCTGAGAAAAGACATGAGTTAGAGTCTATTTATGAAGAACTACGCGGAATTGGACAAGAGTTTGGTTGCCCTATAGTAACCGCTTCACAAACCAACCGAAAGGGTCTAAACGAAGAAGTAATCACAATGGAATCAATCGCAGAAGCATTTAATAAATGTTTTGTTGCGGATTTAATTATAAGCCTGTCTAGAACTATTAAAGATAGAAACTGTAATATTGCGCGTATTTTTGTCGCTAAAAACAGGAACGGGCCTGATGGCATTGTGTATTCTGCGTTTATGGACACTTCAAGCGTAGCGATAAAAGTATTAGAAAGAGATGATGTTGTTAAATTACAGCAGCAGCAAGAAGCAAAACAAAAACAAAAAGAGTTTTCAAAAGCCCGAGAAGTTTTTAGAAATATGAAGAAATAAGGAGAGAAAGACATATGCCACAAGACATCGCCAGCAAAACCTTATCGGACATAACAGTCCATATGAAGTATGCAAAATACTTGCCCGAGAAAGAGAGAAGAGAAGTATGGTCAGAGTTAGTAGATCGCAACAAAGCGATGCACATAAAAAAGTTTCCAGAGATGAAAGAAGAGATAGAGGCAGCGTATGAATACGTATATGATAAAAAAGTTTTGCCTTCTATGCGCTCTATGCAGTTTGGCGGTAAGCCCATTGAAGTGGCCCCTAATCGCATTTTTAATTGTGCCTATTTGCCTATCGATGATTGGCGTTCATTTCACGAAATTATGTTTTTACTTCTTGGTGGCACTGGTGTCGGCTATAGCGTACAGTTTCATCACGTAAACAAACTACCAGAAATTGTAAAACCCTCTACCAAGCGTACGCGCCGCCATCTTGTTGGTGATAGTATAGAAGGCTGGGCAGATGCCGTAAAGGTTTTAATGAAGTCTTACTTTGTTGGTGGTTCAAAAGTTCGTTTTGATTATAGTGATATCAGACCAAAGGGCGCCCGTCTTGTAACTTCAGGTGGTAGAGCGCCGGGTCCACAGCCTCTTCGTGAATGTTTAGTAAAGCTGGAAGGTATCTTGTGTAATAAAGAAACAGGCGATAAGCTCACCCCTATTGAAGTTCATGATATGGTTTGTTATGTTGCCGATGCTGTTTTGGCTGGTGGGATTCGTCGAGCAGCGCTTATTTCTCTATTCTCCGCAGGGGATGATGAGATGATCTCTGCAAAAAGCGGACACTGGTGGGAAAAGAATCCACAACGAGGTCGAGCAAACAACTCTGTTGTTCTTATGCGTCACCTAGTTACAGAAGAGTTTTTTAAAGATCTTTGGTTTCGTGTAAAAGCTTCAGGAGCAGGCGAACCAGGGTTCTATTTTTCAAATGATAAGGATTGGGGCACTAATCCTTGCTGTGAGATTGCCCTTAGACCTTATCAGTTCTGTAATCTTACAGAAATTAACGCTTCTGATGTAGGTAGTCAAGAAGAAATCAACGCAAGAGCCCGAGCAGCTGCATTTATCGGCACCCTACAGGCTTCTTATACTGATTTTCATTATCTCCGCGATGTATGGCGTAGATCGACAGAAAAAGATGCTCTCGTTGGTGTGTCGATGACTGGTATCGCTTCTGGTAATATTTTAAAGCTAGATATGAAAGAAGCAGCTAAGGAAGTTAAAAAAGAAAACAAAAGAGTTGCAGGCCTTGTGGGTATCAAACCAGCAGCCAGAACAACTTGCGTAAAACCAGCAGGAACAACTAGTTTGACACTTGGAACGTCTTCTGGCATCCACGCATGGCATAATGATTATTATGTTCGTCGCTTACGTGTTGGTAAGAATGAAGCGATTTACAATTATCTATCAATTCATCACCCAGATTTAGTAGAAGATGAGTTCTTTAGGCCACACGACACAGCAGTTATTTCTGTTCCGCAGAAAGCACCCCAGGGGGCTATCACACGAGATGAAACTGCTATGGATATGTTAGAGAGAGTCAAAAAAGTATCAACAGAGTGGGTTCGGAATGGACACGGCAAAGGTCAAAATACTCACAATGTCTCAGCCACCGTTTCCATTCGCGAAGATGAATGGGATACTGTTGGCCAATGGATGTGGGATAACCGCGCTGTATACAATGGTCTTTCCGTCCTTCCTCACGATGGCGGAACTTACAAGCAGGCCCCGTTTGAAGATTGTGACGAAGTAACTTATATTAAGTTATTAGACGCACTGGAAGACATTGATCTATCTAAAGTTATCGAGATTGAGGATAACACAGATCTTAAAGGTGAACTAGCCTGTGCTGGTGGAGCTTGCGAGATTTCATAAAAATTCCTTGACAAAATAATAAAATTTTATTATTATATGTCTATGAAGAAATCAATTATTGGTTTGGTCCTCATATTTGCTCTTGGGTGTGAGATTAGACCTTATCCCTTTTCAAGAGTAAACTTTGTAAACCAAGCAGCACAACCAGTTGCTGCTTGTGAATATAATTTTTATTATACTGGTCCAAGAAATTATGAGTACTGCACATCGTATGATGAATTTGGTGAATGTGATTGTTACTTAGTTTACGATCCAACAATTGTTGATTACGAGTGCTATGTTGAATATTGTTACTACTGGGATACTTGCCGGTGGGAAACCTATGACTACAGTTGTTATTAAGGAGATAAAATGAGTCAAGCAATTTTACAAGTCGTTCAAGACGACACTACCGAAAATAAAAAATCAAAAGAAGAATACATTGTTAATTATCTTAAATCTATGATCGCTCTTGAAGAGGCCATGGAACCCTACAAAGAGCAAAAGAAAGAGTTACGAACAGAGTTTATTGAGAACGGTTGGCTTACAAAAGAAGATATTTGGTCTGCTGTGAAAGCCCTTCGAATGTATCAGAAGTCTGCTGATCTTGATGCAGTAAATGAAATGTTTGACATTATTGAAAAGAAGTTTGGACAAAAGGAGGAAGTATGAGTTTAAATCCACGAAATCGTTTTTTGCTTTTAGAAGAAGCACCACGACAAACAGAGCAAGATTCGCCAACCATTATTCTACCAGAGGATTATAATGTAAAAACAAATCCTTTTGGTGTTTATAAAATTAGTCAAATTTCTACTGACTGCACCAAGGTTAGTCTAGAAGACATCGGTAAGTTAGTTGTTGTCGAGGATCATATGGTTTCAACGGCAAGTTTAGATCAGGGTGATTTTCTTTTAGTTCAGGAAAATCACGTCTTTGGAGTTTTGGGTTAAACTAAACTGAGAACCTATTTAAGTTTATTAACTTTCATATATTAAGAATAAGGAGAATAAGGTTTGATAGGATATTTAGTTTTAAGTATCATAGCTACAAATAATTTAAGTTATAATTATAATGACTTAATTAATGAGGCGTATGATTGTAAAAATGCAAAGACAGAAGATTTAGAAACAGGAATAATAGAAAAGTTAGCTGAAGTAGAAGATTTTTATTTTCAAGCTTATAATATTCCAGAAGAGTTGCGAGGTATGTTATTAGCTGCAGCTTGTGTTGAAAGCGGCTATAACGCTAGAGCTAAAGGTGATTGGAAAATTGTTTTTAAAACAAAAAAACATCCAAGGGCCAAGGGTATTCTACAGTTCTGGCATTGGGCAGAAAAAGAATATGGACTCAATCGACTTGATCCAATACAATCAGCCCACGTGTGGATGGTTCATGTTTCTAATACTCGTATAAAAAACTTCTGTAGTGGTTATAGACTTACAGAAAAGCAAAAATGGTTAGGCGCCTGGTCACAAGCTGTAAGAGGTCGCCTTACAAAAGAAAACCGTTACCGTTGCTTTCAGCGAACTAAACACTGGAAGAAATTAAGGAAATGGAAGAAAAATATTAAAAACTATGACGAAGGATGTTAATATAACAATCGGTGGAAGCTTAGAAGCCCTCCAGTGGGCTTATCAACACGGGACTAGATTGATAATAAATAAGCCTTCCTTTCCTCCCTCCTATGAGCCCCCAAGCACAAAACTTGCTTGGGGGCTACTTTATTACAAACTAATGATGGACGGCAAAATAATCGGTGGTGATTATGTAAATGTAGTCCGAATTGATGAAGACGAAATTACCGTCGCTTGTAAAAATAACATAATAAATAGAATAATTTATAATAAGGTTACTCTTTTTGATGATGAAAACGTCATAGGTCTTCCAGATCAAAAACAAGAAGTCGATCAGTTCACTGTGATAGATACGATGATGGCTGTTTCTTTTGTTTTTAAAGACACTGCTTTTACTCTTAAAACAGGTGACGATTTAGTAAACGAAATTCACATTCACAAAGACTATATAAACAGCCCAGCAAAGATAGCAGTTGTTTCAAAATTGAATAAAAAACAGTTGAATGACTTTAATTTTTCTGATACAATGGCTAAATTCAAAACAGAAACAATATTAAAAGATGCAGGTTTCACGGGAAACTTTATGAAAAGAGATGAGATTGTTTTAGAAGTTCAAGAACGAATGGTTAAACCTAAAATGAATATTTACGAGGAAGCAGAAAAAATAAAGTTTATATATGTATGAGCCGGCACTAAAAATAAAAAACAAAACACACGTAAACTTAGCAGGGATAATTCCAGTAGCTGGTCAGCCACTCGACTTTAACTTTCCTTGGCACGATAGTTTAATACCCATTGGTCACAATTATCTCGCGGTTGAGAAAGCAGTGTTTGATTGTGTTGTTGCCGGATGTAATACAATTTGGCTTGTTTGTCCAAAAGACATGCAGCCTCTAATACGTTATCGCCTGGGAGATTGGGTTATAGATCCTATTCGTTACGATAAAGGACATACGTTTGGAAGTAGACCAAAAGTCTATGAAGTTCCAATATATTACACGCCTATGCACCCAAAAGATACAGGCCGCAGAGATTGTCTTGCCTGGAGCATTATAACGGGTGCCCAATACGCTTGGCACGTAAGCAGAAAGATAAGTCGCTTCGCTCATCCGGATAAATATTTTGTTTCGTTTCCTTACGGTATGTTTTCTCCGTGGTGGTTAAAGGATCATAGACCAGCGATAAGAAACACAGATAAAAACTTTTATGTTGAATGTGACAATCAAAATTTTAAAGATGGAAATTTCTTACCCTTTACTTTCTTTTCAGAAGATTTTTTAGAATGTCGTAAATATTTTAGGAAAAGTGAAACAAAAGGTTATGATGATAAGCTAAACAAGTTAAAAGCGTCTGAAAGTTGGACTGGTCGGTATTTTACTCACGATTTTGTTTTCAGCAAAGTAAACACAGAGGGCGCAACAACTTGTAGCCTGCCTTGGTATTATGATGTCTCTTCTTGGGAGGGGCTAAAAACTTGGTTAGGCGCCGAGCACAAACTAGAGAGGCCAAAAGACTTTCTAATGTCATATAACGAATGGAACCCACTAGGAGTAGATATTGAAGAAGACGATAAAGATAATTAATGAGGCGTTGTTTTACGTTTTGTTCTTGACACTTTTAATAGGATTTAGTAGTATGTATCAGTTACAAAGATTGTTTGGGAGAATAAATGTCCGAAAGAACACAAAGTAGTATTCCGTTTGTAGGCTTACACGCTCATAGCGGAACGGGTAGCCCTTTTGATGGACTCGGCTATCCTGGCGAACATATGGACTTCGCCTATCAAAATGGTAATGATGCTCTAGCCTTAACTGATCACGGCAATATGAATGGATTTGCTTACCAAGTCCAGCATGCTCAAAAGATGATGAAAGAAGGCAAAGACTTTAAGCCTATCTTTGGTGTCGAAGCTTACTTTCTACCCAGTATTGAAGAGTGGCGTCAAGAGCTTGAGCGTGCAAAAGAAGATAAAAAAGCAAAGAAATCTATTGATAAATCTGCCTCTGGAACGACTATTGAAAACGAAGAAAATAAAAGAGAAGTTAAAAACATTCTTAATCGTCGCCGTCATCTTATTCTTTTGGCTCAAAATCAAACAGGGTTGAATAATATCTTTTCTCTTGTATCAAAGTCATACAGAGAAGAAAACTTTTATCGTTTCCCTCGTATTGATTATGCGATGCTTAAAGAACATAACGAAGGCGTAATCGCAGCCTCGGCTTGTCTTGGTGGCGTTTATGCTGGAAACTTTTGGGAAAATAGAGAAAAAGGTGATGAAGCTGTCCTCAACGCTATGCGCGAGACAACCAGAAACATGGTTGATATCTTTGGTGATCGCTGGTATGGTGAACTTCAATGGAATAACATACTTGAACAACACCAATTAAACCGTCTAATTGTAAAAGTTTGTGATGAATTTGGCGTTAAATTGATTTCTACTGCTGATAGTCACTATCCAAACAGAGATGCC